GAGTAATAGTTATAACCCTTGCAAATGCTACATTCTTAGTATTATTAGCTATACTATACCCTAAAACAGTATTTAAGGACTAGTTGAAATAATTAATATATGAGTTGTTCTTACTAGATAGTATTGATAGTGTCTTCCATGCACAGTAACAATGTATCTTACAAAAAAGGGGGGGTGGTCACCTTCAACTTTTTATCTCATGAAAATATATGCTTAATTTATAAATGTTAATACGTGAGTTGGGAAATAATCGGTACGATATGGGAAATATAGTTATTATATCTACACAATATTATTTTTTTATCTGCTCGATGATGTGTGAAATAACATGCTTATTATAGCTAATACACAAGCATATCAATAGTTTCTCGATAACGACTAGTATTTGTATTATATTAGTTATAACCATGCTTATATGCCCTATTTACTTGCTTATATGAAGCTCAATAGATTATATGTCGATACATTGTCCGAATGGCATAATTTGAAGTATGTAGCATGGAAATATGGGGGGAATATATATAATCAGAACATGGTTATTATGATTGATACTTCTATCGTTACTATATATTCACATAACGATATTTTTCGTTGTTCTATAATAATCGAGATACAAATAGATAAAACTACAATTTTAATATCACACAATATAGACAGGAAGTCCTCACAAGCAATCTAGGACGTTTCGTGATAAGCTTAGTATGATTATATTAGTTAATGGCATGATAGCTTAGATTGTTAGATGCAGAACAAAAGTGACCTCGTGTGTGACCTTGTAAGACATTTGAATATGATAGTCTTGTATTTGTACTATGGAATCTTAGAATGGCAGATATGGAAATTGTAAATAAATGGTATAAAAGGTAAATAAGTGTTGACTTCTACAAGTGAGGTATGGTAAGATTATAAGGTATATTTATATACGCCAAAAAAACACTCGTAATAGTTGTGGTAGACTAGAGTGTTTAAGGGATTGGTTTCAAGTATAAGAGTCTGCAAACTCTAGCTTGATTATATTCGTATTGTGTCTTATTGTTTTCTTATATTATATCCATAAGGGATATTTGTATACTTTTTTATTTGTTTTTACAATTAAAAGATTATCATATTATAACATGAGTTGTCAAGAGTAAATATGAAAATAATTAAACTTGTAGTTAATATATTTGAAACCTTCTCTAAAAATAAATTAGATGAAGGGTAAGGTAAGTAAATGGAAAAAGTAATAAGAGATATTAAGACTAATAGAAATATGCTAGAGGATATGTTAGAGAATTATGGATCCAATAGAAAGACTGGTAAGATGAGAAGTTGTATTCATTGTAGTAGTAGTGATGCACTAAGTATCAATAACAAGAGTGATGTTAAGTCTTACAAGTGTTTCTCGTGTGGTAATGGAGGTACAATAATAGACTTAGTTATTAACAAAGAGAATCTATCGTTCATGGATAGTATGAAGTTTATAGCTAGTAGATACAATATAGCATTACCAAAAATTGAGTTATCAGAACAAGATGTAATTAATTTGGAACAAGCTAAGAAGGATAAAAAGGAATTTGATAAGCTAATATACAAGTTATCATTAGAAGTCGAGAATGACAATGTAAGCATAGATAGGAAGTATCACATAAGTTGCTTAATAGATAAACTTAAATCACAAGATGAACAGGTTTCTAGTAGTGATATTATAAATCATAGTAGTTATAAAGCTACACAAGTAATAGAAGTAGATAAGTATATTTCTGAAAGTAAGCACGGAATTATTAACTGTATTGCAAGTGCTACATTACAAGATACTAACTTATTAATAGCACCAACGGGTTCAGGTAAATCTTATACGATGATTAACACTCTTAAAGATATGAATATTAAGACATTGTTTATATTACCTAACTCATCAAATGTTGAACAGGCTATGGAAGAATATAATATACGTGGTGCTTATGGAAGTATATGTCCAGTACAAGCATTAGATACTTCTACTAATAGTGTAGTAGCTATGACGTGGGACAAGACTAAACACTTAATAGATTATGATTTAAATGACTACATAATAGTTATAGATGAGATACATCAAACTTTTACAGATACATACAGAAATGAAGCAATTAGAAATTTATATAATATTATTAATAAGTGTAAAGGGAGAATTGACATAACTGCTACACCTAGCAAACTTGATTTTAGTATATATGATAACATAGTCGAGTATAAGCAATTACAACAGACACAGTATAATGTTAAGATGTATAATCAAATAGATAGAAATACTATGATAGATATAGCTAATAAGTCAAATAATTTCGCTATCTTAATGAATGATATTGATACACTAAAGTATATTGCTAAGCATACTACTAAGAAATGTGGCATAGTACATGCAGAAAATAAAGAAGACAATTTAATCTATGAGAATATCATCAAGCATAGTCATATGAACAGTCACGAGGGATTATGTAACACAAGTACAATGATTGCTGGACTAAATGTTAACAATGAAAATATGACTGATGTAATTGTAGTAGGAATAAAAGATGTTGGAACTATTAAGCAATATGTGGCTAGATTTAGAGGACTGGAAACTTGTAATGTACATATATTTAATACTTATTCAGAAGATGAATGTAACATCTACTCGACTGAATGGTTTATTGAACAGAATAAGCACAAGTATAGAAACTATGTAGAAGTAATTAATTCTAGTATGCAAGATGAATTTAGTACATTTAATAATAATCTATGTGCTAGTGTTAAGACTGACAATAACGTCTACTATGATTCTACTATTAATAGATACAATGTAAATGATATTAATATTAGAAGTAACGTGTATCAGATGTATTACAATAGTAGAACGATAGAATGTCATAAAACACTACTAGAAGAATATTTCTACAATATAGATATAGTAGATGTTGCAGAATATAAAGATAATAAATTTATCAAGTATAAAGTGGATTTGAAGGAAAGCAAGGAACAAGCATTAGAAATATTAGCACAACATAAGGAAATACTAGTAGGATATAAAGATATAGCATTAGAGAATAGACTTAGCTATGAGTTAACATGCTATCATATGAGTAACAATTTATGGTTGGATAAGATAGATACTACATATAAGCAATTAAGATTAGTTGATTTAATTAAAGACAATAAGCTGACAAAATTAATTGATACCTTTACAGAATATGTACTGGAGTATGGATTTAGTGTAGACCTGGCTTGGGAATTGTCCAACGTTGGTAACAGAAAAAGAGGTAGTGTATTAGGAATTATTAACAATATAGCTTATAAGATGTTGTATGATGATGCTCCTCACTTAATTAACAATGATATTATATCTAATAAAGTATATGATTACATAGTTAGAAATCTGCAAATAGGCATGAGTTATACAAATGAACACTTAAAAATGATGTGTGATAGGTTAAAAGATGCTTATAACATTGAAATTTCAACGACTAAGCTAGGCTCTACTATAAACGAAATCTATGTGATTGATAGTAAACAAGTTAAAATGTGCAAGGGGTTAGAAACAGTATTTGTATATAATAGTAATCCTAACTGGTTGCACGATGGAAAAAGATTTAGTTTAAATACTGTTAATAGATTCTACACTACACAAGATGTTAATGAACAATTTGGACTACATGATGATACTTCAATAGAAGATTATGTACAAGCTAGATACAGATGTAATACAAGAGAAAATATTGTTATGAATAGAATATAACCACATGAGGTACTAGTCTTAATTGTCTAGTGCCTTTATTATGCAGAATATAATCTATTGAGTTAGAAACATAAGTAACAGTATGTGTTAGATATGCTTAATCTTAATGTATCATTACTAAAGTTACTGTATTAAATGAAAATATAAGCACTAATATATTCACTCAAGACAAGTAATATCAATGCTTATAAGTGTGCTGCGAAATTATAATCGTCAAGCTAGAGGATACCAAGTAATGATACATAAATCATAATTGATTTCATATATGTTACAAATGTAATGATACTGTATTAAACATAAGTGATTAAGATATATCAAGCATGGATTAGACGAATTAGATATGTTTATGTGGTACCACCATTAGAAACGATATTTGTATATAATAGTAATCCTAATACTGGTACCAAAAGGAAGAACTATTCAGTTATAGCAAACTTAACAATATAAAGCAATACGATATGATACATGTATATTGATTAATAAAGTTAAGCATATGACATATAAGACTTTATTAGCATTGATTTAGTCTAACTTTAGATTATGAAGTTTACTATTAACAGATTATGAGTAATAGTTATAACCCTTGCAAATGCTACATTCTTAGTATTATTAGCTATACTATACCCTAAAACAGTATTTAAGGACTAGTTGAAATAATTAATAT